GCGAGATATCTGCCGGTTAAGCAGGTAATGGGATTTGCCGAAGCGGTGGCGGTTCCCGAGGTGCAATTGCTCAGCACCGTGCTAGGAGGTGAAGTACCCGCCGCCGCATCAGCGGTCCACGTGCCGGGCGTTCCCGCAGCCGAGCAATATTCCCAGCCGCTCAGCGTCGTGTTGAACCGCCATTGGCCAATTGCGCAAGAGGCGGGGCGTTGGGCTGTGGTGCCCGATTGGAGTTGATCGGCGCCGGTACCGCTATCGGCAATGCCGATCGGTGTCAGCGTGAGCGCGGACAACGTAGAGGCAACGTATGCCGCAACCTGCGCCTCGGTACATGCGCGCGTCACTCCTGACTGATCGCAGATCGTCAAGTCAGTCGAGTTGGTGCCGCTCGCCGACGGCAAGTTCTCGACCTTGACCTGGGCCTGCGCGCCAGCCGAGACCAGTGTCAGCAGTAGAAGATATCGCACAAAGTTTTTCATAAGTCTCAACCCGTAGTAATCGGCTTGCCCGCATCGGTCGTAATTTGCTGACCGGCGTCCGTCGTAATGCCGGTTGGCGGCAACTCGGCTTCGACGACAACCGTATATGTGAAGGCCGGTGATCCTATGTCGCCCACGTGAAGACCAAACATGAAAGATCTCCTTATGTGTTCGCGATGACGGAAACGATGGAACCCGGAGCGACGCTAAAGTATTCGGTCTGATTTGCGGGCAGCCGAGCATTGGCTGTGGTGGCGACCGCCGCGGGATTATTCGGTCCAGAAATAGCGATCGAGCACGTCGTATCCGTGTTGACGCGGATTAAATTCGTGCCGCCGCTGACGGGTTTCGAAGGGTTGGCGGTGCCACTGATGGCCACCACTTGTTCCTCGATCGGCGGCATCGCGACGACAGGAACAACTCCGGCGCCGCGACCAATTCCTTGGGCGACGGACGGGAATTCGGCGATGTAGAGTGGCATGACGCGCCTTTCGTGGTGATCGATAGAGTCTTAACTCTAACGTCACGACAAACGACGGCGCCGCTAGAACTCCTCCGACGAAAAGACGGGAAGCCCGAACGCTTTACTCATCACCTTGTTGGCGGCAGCCGGCGGGACGCCACCCGGTTGGCCGGGCTGGTCGCCATCGTCGGTATCCTGGCCGTCGCCAGGCGGTGCGCCCGGATCTTGCGCAGAGCCAAAGTCATCGCCATCGCCAGGCTCACCCATGCCGGGCTGCGCCTCGCCAGGCTGGCCGAAGTCGGCATTCTCGGCCTGTTGCTCCGCCTGCCACACGCTGAGTAGTGACGCGTTGAGCGGCGCATCGCCCCACGCGCCTTCCGCTTTGTCTTCGCCGCGCGCCGCGCGCAGTTCGTTGACGGTATTGCATAACTTGACTTCTTCGAAAGACTGCTTCTTGTCTTCGTCATCGAGGCCTTCCCAGACGAAGCAAAACTTGTCGGAAAACGTGCCGACGACAAAATCGGTGAAGATGTTCGAGAAATAGGTGAGCAGCGGACGCAGGCCCTTGTCCTTGGAATTGGTCAACTTCTCTTCCGTGTCATTGCCGGACAGGCTCGACGTCGTACCGGCGCTGAAGCTCTCGAAGTTGATTTCGTCTGGCGCAATACAATAGAGCGCGCAGATGATCGAGGTCAGGAGCGTCATCCATTTTGCGAACATGACTTCATTCGCGGCGGCGCCGAGTTCCTGATACTCGGCCTTCGATTCCTGATCCTTCGAGATCATGACCGGCAGGTTCCACGCGTTGTTGACGCCCTTGACCATGGCGGCCCAGTAGCGCTTGAACTGTCCGATGTCGGCTTCGGTGTAGTTTCCCGACAGATGGAGGAGTCCCTTGGGGATGCTGTTGCTGTCGAAATACTTGGTGTTGTAGGTGAAGGCATTCAGGAACCCCGTCACCACGCGGATCAGCAGTTCGGTTTCCGATAGGCCATAGCCGCCGGCAATGACGTCGGTGCGCGGGTTGCGCGGCACATAGATCAAATCATTGTAGGTGTAAGCCGATCGGATGCGCCCCTGGATGACTTGGAGCGCGAAGACCTCGTCATCGCCCTCATAGCCTTCCTCCGAACAGAGCCGGATCGTCGAGCCGTCGACGGCATACATGCCGTCAAGGCCAAGACTGCGATCGCGCTTGAATTCCGTCTCGATGGGCGCCGAGTCCATGGTGAGCGTGTCACGCACCGCCTTGGCCATGAAGTTCGAGAAACTGTCGCGCTTCAGGCGTTGCCGGCGTCGCGGATCGGTCTCCCAGCCACAATGGGTGAAAAACTGTTCCAGCAAAACGATCGACTGCTTTTCGTCGCCTTTCGGCTGCCGGTCGTCATCCTTGAACCGAATATTGAAACCCGGGTCGTCGCTCTTGCCCACCTGGCAAAACCGGGAACACTGGCGGACACGCGTCATGATGACGGCATTCAAGATCGGCGTCTGCTCGACCATGCTGCGCATGCCGTCGAACGAGAGGTTGCCGGGTCTCTCGAAATAGTCGCCGTTGACGTTGATCTGCATGTCGTCGATCCAAACCGACTGCATGCCGCGCTTGTGGCCTTCCGTTCTCTTGGACGGGAAAGGGATGATGTTGTTTTTCTGCAGCGCCTTATTTAAGACCTGCTCCTCGAGGTCGGCATTGATGTAGTCGATGATCGGCTGAATGTCGGAAGCCGGCAGCAAATCCGACATGGCGCGCGGCATGAGCGCCCGCTGGGCAACCGAAGTCGCGTCGATGCGTTCGTCGCGAGGCGCGTCGCCGTTCAGGGCAACCGAAAGAGGGGTATCCATAATTGGAACTATAGAGTCACGACTCCCGCCGCTATTTCCAGAACCTTGGCGTGATGGGCGATACAAAGACCGATGGCGTCATCCTCGGTTTTGGCAAAGCCTACGTTGACCCAAAAATTCCCCGGTTTAACCCATGCGGCCCACGGATAGCGATCGCAGACGCCCGCGTACCCGGGCCGCAGTGGCTGCATTTTTTTGACGGCGTAGCCGGCGGGAAGATCAAGATTGCTCATTTTTCAACCTACTCAAAAAAGGGAAACAGGTCTCTTGATCCAAGGTTCCGATTAGCGTAGGGTAACACCCTCTCGTGTGGGGGTAAATTAAAAGGAGATTGCCATGAGTTTACGTGCAGCCATGTTGCCGGTATTGAAGGAGTGGGTTCAGATGGAAGCCAAGTTGGCTGTCGCCAGCGATCAAAAAACCGCGGATCGCGCGGCGGTTCTGCATACCCAATTGCGCGATGCTTTGGAGGCGGATGAGAAACGCGAGGAACTTCTTGACGAAATCGCACGCGGCCGTGGTGTCTTCTCTTCGCGATGAACGAGATCCTTATCGGCGCCGGTAACGAACCAGATCTCAATCAGCAACTCAAAGACGCCAAGAACGCCTATCAGGAGGTGATCATGGGCGGCGGGCTAGATATCGCCGAACTCGCCCTGCAGGGATTCTTGCTGGCGTCATTCGCTAAAGCAGAACTGAATGCGTTGCGGACTACATTGCTGCGCGTCGCCGACAACGACAATCCGTTCAACGACGTGACGGCGCTGACAGAAGACGCCATCACGCGCGCCAGCATCGAAGCCATCAAAACGGCCACCGCCACCATTCTCGGCCAGGTTTCTACTCCGGTGCTGGCCAATGCCGCCGAGATTGCCGCCGTGAAGCGCCGATGATATGAAATGGCACGAAGATGTCGCTCGCGCCGACACGCACGCGAAGACGCACCCGCAGCAACGCGGCGCCCCGCCGCATTGGAATCGCTGCAACTTCGTAGGCGACGACGGCGAGCGCTGCCGGAAATTCGAGGGTCACGACGGCGAGCATGAGCCGTATGTACCGAAGGAACGCCATGGGGATTGATTCGCGAGACTGGCTAAAAGAAGGGCTGGACGTTCTTGAGGCGCTCAATCTTACTGCTGCCCCAGTTTTTCAAAATCTTAAGCGGATTGAGGAAGAACTGAAGGCTGCCGATCAATTGGCGGATGCCCTATTCCATGTCGATCTGACGGCTTCTGCGAAGCAATCCCTTCATCATTACCGCAAAACCGGTATTTGGAACTCTACCGGTGGCGTCGCCACGTGGGCGCCAAAAACGCGGCAATCACATGGCATGACTGGGATTTGCTAATCAAATTTGATTAGCGCATAATTTGAGTTATTGAATCCTAGATATAGGAGCGAATTAATGCCAGGCGTAAACCGTCACCGTCCACCGACTACCGAACAGCTTTTCAATCGTGTCTATCGTCAACAGGTCAAAACGGAGAAGACCGTCCGCGATCTGCAGGCAGAAGTCGCGAGACTTACGGCGCGCACGCAAATTACGGCGGTTGTGGCAGATCATTGCCGGCGGCTGCTGCGCGAGAAGGCGACGCTGATGAAATTGGTGGAGGCGAATCAGTTCATGGCGTTGCCGATACTGCACGACGCAGTGTGCCCCGCTGCTGCGAAGGAAGGATAACTATGAGTCATTTTACAGTTTTGGTCATTGGTGATGAGCCGGAAGCACAGCTTCAGCCATACCACGAATACGAGTGCACTGGCATCAGCGATCAGTACGTTGTGCCGGTCAACAAGACCGAAGAGGCTCGCGCGGAATACGAAAAGTCCGTCGAGCGCCTTGTGCGGTTCCCGGATGGCCGCGAGGTATCGAAGTACGACAAGCAGTTCTACACGAAGAAGGCTGCCGAGAAGTGGGGCAATGACGAAT